ATCATGAAAAAATACAAAGAAAGTTTTAAGGAAAAGAAATGGGATGATGAAATTCCAAGACCTGAATATTTTAAGGAATTAATGAGAGTGTCTAAAAACCAAATAATTTGGGGTGGAAATTATTTTATAGAACATCTTTACAATACAAGAGGAATTATTTGTTGGGATAAAAAACAAATGATGGAAACTTTAAGCCGTTGGGAATTTAGGTGGACTTCTTTTGACAAAGTGGCTAAAACATACGAAGTAAGAAGCCAAGACGTAAATAGGTTTCATCCTACTGCAAAACCAATACAATTATATAAATTCTGTTTAGATAACTATGCCAAACAAGGCGACAAAATACTAGACACCCATTTAGGTTCAATGTCAATCGCAATAGCTTGTCACGATTACGGATTTGAATTGGTTGGGGCAGAATTGGATAAAGAGTACTACGATAAAGGAATACAACGAGTAAAAAACCACGTTTCACAACAAAAACTATTCTAATGAAATCAAAGTTAAAACCTATCACGAGAATTAAACGAGTAATGAACTTTTACTACTCACGTGGCGTAAATTCCGAGCGTATAAATTCGCTTTACTTCAAAATTTTAACATTAAATTCTAAGAAGTAAACAATATTAATTGTATTTTTGCTAAACAGTTACGGTATCAAACGGGGTAACTAAAAAGAATTAGCCTTTAAAATGCGTGTAACCTGATACCTTACACAATTTTTAAAGGCATTTTTAACTAAATTAATTATGAAAGAATTACTAAAAGCATTAGCCAACGTAAAAAAAGAAGTAGGTAAGTTATCTAAAACGGAAACAAACCCATTCTTTAAATCAAAGTATTTTGATATTAATAGTTTGATTGAGCAAGTCGAACCGTTACTAGAAAAAAACGGATTGTTACTATTACAACCGATAATTAACAACGAGGTAAAATCAATTATTTATCATTGTGAAAGTGAATTGAGTGTTGAGAGTTCAATCCAATTAACGCAATTTAACGACCCTCAAAAGTTAGGAAGTGCAATAACATATTATCGACGTTATACACTTCAATCTTTATTAGGACTTCAAGCGGAGGACGACGACGCAAATAAAGCGAGTACTAAAGAACCTACTTTAACGTTAAACGTTGAAAAACTAAACGCAAGGTTAATGGCTTGTACTACTAAAGCGGAATTACAAACGGTTTATACGTCATTTACACCCGCTGAAAAAACCGCAACGTTAAAACTTAAAGACCAACTTAAAAACACTTTACAATGATAGAAGAAATTTATAAAGACATTCCTGAGTATGAAGGACTTTATCAGGTTAGTAATTTAGGAAACGTAAAGAGCTTAAATTATAAAAGGTCTAAAAAAGAAATTGCTTTAATAAAAAGTAGTGGAGTTTCTAATTATGATACTGTTGTTTTAAGAAAAAATAATAAAAGTAAAACAAGATATGTACATCATTTAGTTGCTATTGTTTTTTTAAATCATATTCCTAATGGATATAAAATTGTTATAAATCATAAAAATTTTATAAGAAAAGACAATAGAGTTGAAAATTTAGAAATAATTACTCAAAGAGAAAATGCAAATCAAAAACATTTATCAAGCAGTAGTAAGTATTTAGGTGTTCATTTTTGTAATACAATAAAAAAATATCGTTCGCAGATAACAATAAATGGAAAGCAAAAATTTTTAGGAAATTTTGAATGTGAAATAGATGCAAGTAACACATACAATAACGCATTAAAACAATTATTATGACAGGTTCAAAGGAATATTTTTTAAGAATGAGAAGTCAAGATTTTGACAACTTACCAAACGAAATAAGAGGGCAGTTTACTTATGTAGAATTAAGGGAGTCTGACGAGTACGAAATAAATAAAGAGGATAAATATTATCTATCTTTAAAGAAAGCGGAGCGTAAGGCTAAAAACGATGTACAGAAATATCTTTTTGATAAGAGGCACAAATAACGGCGATAATCACCGTAATATTAACTTTAAATATATAATTATGCAAATCATTGGAAAGGTTCATTTAATTGGACAAACAGAAACAGTAGGTAACAACGGATTTACCAAAAGACAAATTGTAGTTGAAACCAGCGAGCAATACCCGCAAAAGGTTGCTATTGATTTTATAAAAGACAAATGTAGTATTTTAGATAGTTACAAAGTAGGACAAGAAATAACCGTTGATGTTAACGTGAGAGGTTCAGAGTATAACGGTAAGTTTTATGTAAATTTACAAGGTTGGAAGATTAACGCATTCACAACAAGTTAACAATGTAGTTAATGAAGTAGTAGGACAACCTTTTGAAACGGTTAGCGAGTTGAACGAGGCTGCTAATGATTTGCCTTTTTAGCATTTAAAAAAGCTAGTAGGTCTAACAAGATAAGGGTTGGGGTGTCACCTGACCGCCTGCTAGTTTTAAAATTTACCCGTAATTATTTTGCGGGTAACTTTTTTTTACTTAGATTTGCATTTGTAAACCACTGCTTACAAGGAAAATTTTGCTAATTAATTTTAGCACCGACAAACCCTTAAAGATGTGTAGTGGCTCTTTAGGGGTTTTGTCTTTAATAATAATATTATGGATTACTTTACATTAACCCGTTCATTTTGGGATTTTGCTTTTGAAAACCCCGACAAAATCAAACCAAATCATTGTGCATTATTTTTATTTATTGTTGAACATAACAATAGATTAGGGTGGCGTGATAAATTAGGACTACCTACTACAATGGCAAAAGAAGCTATTGGGATAAGAAGTTACAATACTTACATGGAAACGCTAAACGATTTAGTAGATTTTGGTTTAATTATCTTAGTTGAAAAATCAAAAAATCAATTTAGTAGCAATATAGTTGCTCTATCAAATTTTGATAAAGCACCTAACAAAGCATTAGACAAAGCACTAATAAAGCACGATACAAAGCAAGGCGAAAGCACAGTACAAAGCACTGATAGTATAATAAAACAAAATAACAATATAATATATTCTTTTGAGCATTTGTCTATTACGGAATTAGATTTTAGTAAATTGCTTAATGAGTATAAAGAAGAAGATATATTTGATTGTTTTGAAAAGATACAAAACTATAAACAAAACAAAAAATATAAATCTCTTTATTTAACCGCAAAAACATGGCTTAAAAAAGACTATAAGCAAAAAGATACAGAAAGTGAATTGCCGGAAGATAAAAGAATCGATTGGAAAATATTTTTAGATTACTTTAATGATTTGTTTAATCCTAAAATAAAATTATCAGAAGTTCCTGAGCAAACAAAAAAACGTTATTTGAATTTGTTACAATGTGGATTTTCAAAAGACCATTTATTAATTGCTTTTGATAACGCAAAAAAAGACCGTGAAAATTTAACAGATGTTACTATTGATACTTTCAGTTATTCATCTATGGTAAGTAAGTATCAAAAAGACGTTACTAAAATTGGAATGTTATGAAAGTAAAAGACGCACTTCAAAGATTAGGATTTACTATATCAAATCAGAATAAACCAAACGCAAACGATGCAGAGGCTTTTAATAAGCTATTATGGTTCGTTAATGAATCGATAGAAACAAACCCTAATAAAAATATATGCTTTGCAAAGTTGTATATTTACAATTTAATTCACTACATAAAATATTATCAATCTTTAGATGTTGCACAACAAAAACTGCATCAAGTTTTAGACCTAAACATTGATAGTCTTTACATCGATTTGATGAACGAATTAAACAATACGGAATTATCGGAACTTTGCAAAAAAGGTGTTTTAGATTTTCCATTATTAAAACGAGGTTTTGAAACATACGATTTACAAACTACAAAAGAAAATACAAACGCAATGATAACTCTAGCGTTAAAATCATTTAGCAAACCATGATAGCACCAATAGTAATACAATCAGATTTAACTTCCTTAGATAAGGATTTTAATAAAATACACGATGAACATTTTGTTTCAGTTGATGAGATTTTAAAACCTCAACCCGTTGCAATATCGATAGGACACGCAGAATATAAAGGCACTAATTACCCTATTCCTATGGGTTCATACGGTGACTTTTCATGTATTGTAGGAGCATCAAAAGCAAAGAAATCGTTTTTAAAATCACTTTTAGTAGGTGGTTATATTGGTGGTAACACGGTTATTAATGCACCAGAAATAAAAGGACACCGATTAACGGATAAATACGTTATTGATATTGATACAGAGCAATCAGAATATCATTCACAAAGAGTTTTTAAACGAGTCGTTGAATTAGTAGGGGTTAACCCTGATTTTTATAAACCGTTTTCTTTGCGTAAATTGTCAGCTAAAGAACGTTTTGAGTTTATCGATTGGTTATTTACAAAAAGTCAGTATGTAGGTAATATCGGTTTAGTGTCAATCGATGGGGTTGCGGATTTAGTAAACGATGTTAACGATTTAGAAGCGAGTAATAACGTTGCTCAAAAGTTGTTAGAATGGAGTGCTAAAGAAAATTGTCACATTATAACCGTGTTGCACCGTAATTTTGGAACTAAGAAACCAACGGGACACTTAGGGAGTGCAATATTAAAAAAAGCAGAAACCGTTATCTTTGTTGAAAAGGAAAACGAACTTACTTTAGTTAACCCAGAGTACACCCGTAACCAACCATTTGAGCCGTTTGCGTTTGCAGTCGATAGTAATTGGTTACCTTTTGTAGTAGATTATCAAATTTCAGATAAACCAATTAATAACAAAGAAAAACCTAAATTTTAACGTTATAAATAACCGCAGTTTGCCTATGCGGTTAGTTGATTCGGCAAATTGAGGTTATTGCTTGTTAGCGGTTCGTTGTTTTTTTTACGTACAAAATATAAACTTTAAAAATAAATAAAAAATGGAATTAACTAAAGAACAAATTAAAGAAATAAACAATAAATGTCCTTATAATCAAGGTGTTTTTGTAGAGCCTTACGGAATACCTACAAACATAAAAGAACCTGTAATTTATTGCCGATATGAAACAGGTGGATATTCTGGGGGAAGTTGTTGGGATGATAGCGACCCACAACCATATACAGAAGATGTGCCTAAAGACAAAATGAAAGTTCTTGAAATTGTATTAATGGAATTATGTCCAAATATTTCTTATTTACAATACAAACAAATAGAACAATTAATTGATTATAATGATTATTCAGAAGATGAATATTATGGCAATTCTACTGATTGGAAAATTGAGTTTATTCAAACTTCTAAATTGTACGAACTTTTGGATAGTTTCTAATTTATGCGGTCATACTACAATGACCGCTAACTGTCCGCTTTGCGATGGTTTTAATCTCGCAAAGCGTTAGTTAAAAAATATAATTATGAAATACGAAATACGCTCCAACGTAGAAAACGGAATACTAAAACGTAACCGCAATTTATTAATCGATGCAATAAAATCTTTTGAGGGGCAAAATGTAATAGTGACGATTGAGAAAGCTAAAAAGAAAAGGAGCAACCCGCAAAATTCATTTTGGCACGGTGTGGTTGTAGTTATTATACAAAACTGTTTAAAAGATGCGGGGCACGTTATGACAAAAGAGCAAACGCATGAATTGTTAAAACTTAGATTTTTAAAAGAAACTATTTTAGCAAATGATAACGGGGAATATATCGAACGGATAAAATCAACAACCGAGTTAACTACTACTCAATTTATGGAGTTGATAATGGAAGTACAAAAGTTTGCGATAGAATATTTTAATACAGAAATACCAAATCCAAACGAGGAAATAATTTTAGACTTATGATTAAACCAAAAGAGAAACCCTGTAAAGGAATCGGAATTGCACACGGTTACGGATGTGGAAAATTAACTACGCACCGAGTTAACGGATTAGGGAAAATGTGTTGTTATACCGATTTTTTACTCAATAGCGAAAACGGTAAAATAAAACTTGCAAAGTCAATCATCTATGCAAAGAAAGAAACTAAGAAAAGCGAAAACGCATTTAAAAATACTTTAAAAGAAAATATTAAAACTTTATCAGACTATCAAAAAGAATTACAAAAGGAAATAAATACAATAGTTAGATTAATAGATAAAGGTTTTCAATGTATTTCAACTGGCAAACCATTAAATGATAAGTTTGATGCGGGACACCTTTTTTCAGTAGGCAGTAATCCAACGTTAAGATTTAATCTTTTAAATATTTATGCTCAATCTGTTTATGCAAATCAATACTTGTCAGGCGACCAAATTAATTTTATTAAAGGTATTGAGGAAAATTACGGAAACGGTCTTAAATCGATTGTAATGCGTCTTAAATCAGATTATAATACTATAAAACTAAGTAAAGAAGATTTAAAAGAAAAAATTATAATTGCAAGGTCAATAGTTAAGCATTTAAAATTAGAAAATAAAATTTACAATTCAGTTGAAAGAATAGAGTTAAGAAAAAAATATAATAAAATGTTAGGTATTTATGTCTAAAAAAGTAAAAATAGATAGTCCGTTAGACGCAAATACAATAGTAATTGTTAAGGCATACTATAAAACAACGGGTGAGGAATTTACAAGTGAAATGACACTTTCAAAGTGGTACGGGTTAAAAAAGTCTAAAGATTATTTTTATAAAGCACTCCAAAAAATCTAATTTTAGTTAAAAAAATGTTAAAACACAAACTTTCTTTGGCAGTCAATTTCAAGTTATGTAAATTTGAATATAATTTAAAACTAAGTAACAATGAAAACGCAAGAAATTAAAACAAATACAATTATTAAAGCTAAAGGCTTTGATATTAGTATCGGGAGAGAATTACATCAAATCGCTTTATTTAGTCAAAGTAGTGGTGAACCTACATCTTTTAAATCAATTAAAAAAGGTGGTAGATTAGCAAAAATCAAACGTAAATTTAAAAACAGATTATCTAGTTCTACTCATTTCTTTTTTGAAAGAATGACATCTGAAGAATTTGATACTTTATTATTGTTTTTAAAATAATTTAAAACTAAATAATTATGGAAACTACTATTGATATTAAAAGTATTTTTGGAAAAGTTTTGTTTTCACATACATCAGAAAATAATTCAATTAAAAAAACTTTAGAACATGCTAATTTGAGTGGTGCTAATTTGAGTGGTGCTAATTTGAGAGGTGCTTATTTGAGTGGTGCTAATTTGAGTGGTGCTAATTTGAGTGGTGCTGATTTGAGTGGTGCTAATTTGAGAGGTGCTGTTTTACCGATTTTTAATAAATGGTCAACAAGTGTTAACTTAGAGAAACAAACAATACAAATTGGATGTAAAGAAATGAACATTGAGCAATGGGATTCTTTTTTTAATTCAAATGATGAATTTTCAACACCTAGAAGTGACGAATCGTTTAAATTTATACACGCTAATTATTTAGCATTAAAAGCATATTTAGAATTTTTAACCAAAGCAACAACAATATAATCATGAAACAACTAATCGGATTCATTCCTACACAAGACAAACCAAACCACCACAGAGTAAAGAACCTAACCGGAGATATAATTACAATAGAAAACAATATCGTTGAAGTAGAGTTTGCAATTATCAAAAGCCGTAAGGTAGATACAATTATCGTACAATACCCGCTTAACGAGTGTAAAGATTACTTTGTATCAGGCGACGGAATTAAACGACACGGGTTAAATTTCCGTGAGTTTTGCACACGGCTTCAAGGCTTGTATATTTTCAAAAGAGGTATTGAGCAAAGCCGATGGGAGCTATTTTTTAATAATATCGCAATATCCGATATATTAGGTAGAGATAGCAAGTACACTACAAAAGACAGACCGATGCAGTTTAACTACGAATTTAAAAATAATTAGAGATGACAGCGAAAGAGAAAGCGAAGCAATTAGTTGACAAATTTAGAAATGAATTTAATTGGGTTGAAAAAGACTTTAATGTTGATTTATATAGAGATACTAGACAATGTGCATTAATAGCAGTTGATGAGATAATAGAATTATTAAATAGAATTTCTAAACCTGAATATGTTTATTTTTTTCCTATGCCAAATATTGAAGAAGGTAACGAGGGCTATGATGAGATTAACTATTGGAACGAAGTAAAAACAGAAATAGAGAAATTATGAGTTACACCCTAACCCAAGCGAAAGACCTTGTTTTAAATCAAGGTTATGCAATATGTAATGATGATAGTGTTGAGAAGTTGAATGAGGTGTTGAAGTTTTGTTTTCCTTGTGATACAGATACCACAAAAGGAAATTCAAAATATTATGTAGTAGCGGAATATGATAAATTACAGTGGGATGGCTGGAATGAAAAAAACTTTTCAAACTCAATCAACCTATCCGAAATTGAGTTACATAAACAAATAACAATCGAAATGGTTATTGAGTTAACAAAGAAACATACTAACGATATGGATTTAGGTAGTGAATTACGTAAACTTTTAAATAACACCAAACGCAGTTAAAACTTATCAGTTATGAAAAAACTAATCCTTATCCCGCTTATTTTATTGAGTTGTTCGAGTGATGATACAATTCCAAATCCTTGCGATTGTATTGCGGTTACAGACCCATTCACTCACAACGCAACCGTTAACGGAATTACGACCTTTACAACGTATTTTAACGGTGTGCCAAAGTGTGATACCATTGTTATACAGATGCATTATGTAACCACAAACGCAAATAACATTCCGAAAGATGGCGAATGTTTTGAAGAATAACGTATGATTATTGTCGTCAGGTGGCGACAAACACAAAACAAAGTATTTATTAATCACTAAAAATAAAAGAAATGAATAAACATTCAGAGAATACCAAGCCCGACACTTGCGACAATAATGTGTTAGCAAATCGGCTTTTTTACACACGACCTTTTAAAATGTATGAATATGGTCGTCAAGTTTATGATGCAAAAGATAATTTTGTGTTTGAATTTGAAAAAGGAGTTTCTAAAGAACTACAAAAAGAAATCATATTTTCATTAAACTCTTTAGATAATGAACCAATAGAAAGCATTAATCTTACATTTTTTGAAGATAGAATTTTGAATACAAATAATGAAAATAAATCAATAATTTGTATTCGTGGTTGGGGAAATCTAACTGGTATTGGTGGATATAATTTTGATGAGAAAAAAGCATTGAAAATTCAAGATGATTTTCGAGACTGGATTATTTACAAACTTTCAACTCAAACTACGTCATAAGCTGTTTGCTAACTAATCGATTGTATTTACTAACTTATGCAACTACCTAAAAATAAAACAGTTACAGCAACGTTTAAAATATACGAAAATATCGTATGTTTGAATGATGGATTTTTATATCAATTAGAGCATTGCCCACTTAAACGAACTAAGACTTTTAGAAAGTTAACATACAACGAAAAAAGAAAAGCCTATTACATAAATGGGCAATTAGTAACAAAAACCCGCCTAACCACTTTGCGTAAATAGTGGAAAATAATTAACAAAAAATAAGTTATCATGGAAAATATTATTTATGGATTTGGAATTGCTTTTTTAATTGCTATTATAGTAATGGAAATTAGTTGTTATTTCGTTTATGGCGGATTTATAACAAAAGAAGTTGAAGAAATTTATATGAATTTAGACGAAAGCAAATTAAGATTAAACTCATATAATGCCTCAATACTTTCAACTAACCGTTATATTACAAATGTTCCTTTTAGTTTATTTACAAAATATCATATTGAAGATTTAGGTAGAATACCTAGATGGTCAAAACTTCATAAACAAGTTAACAGATATTTCGCAATAGCTTTAAGAAACGAAATGAAGTAACCCATGCCAATCCTAAACCAACAAAGACGTGACGAGATAGTTAGAATTGCAACAAATGGAATCTGTCAAACAGAATACGAATTGCAATTTTTAAAGGAACGCTCACAGCGAAAAATACTTAACTACCTTGCGAAAACGAACGAGGAATTTAGTTATGGCGAACCTGAAATATTAACTAAACAAATAATGGAATGAGCACACAAGAATTTTACAACAAACACAAATCAAACGGAGGAGATTTATCTAAATTGGATGGTTCACTTCAAGAAGAACCACAACCAAAACGTGAGCCGAATCCAACCCTTAAACGGCTCAATTATAAATTTGTAAATCAAATCGAGGTAGTTGATGCGGAAGTGCTAAAGTGTTAAAGTTTTGTTAAAGTGATTAAATTATAGTTGTAGTTTGATAATCTGCCGTATCTTTGAATATCAAAATTAAACAAATAGAAATTATGACAACTTTAAGAAACGAAATTTTAACAGTAAAAGAATTATCAAAAAGATTTGTAAGCGAAGAATACCAACTTTTACAATGTTCAACAACTTCAAAAAACAGTATTGAAAAAACAGTAATTTTAAAAAGAGGTTTTTCTAAAGTGACAGGGTTAAAAATTGAAGATATAAAAAATCCAAGATTTGATGCTAAAAGAGTTGGAGAAGTTAATTTGATGTCAGGATGCAAATATCAAGAAACAGAATACATAACAGAAACTACTTGGTTATTCGAGTAGTTTCTAATTTATCCCCTAAAAACTTGCGTAATTAAAATAAATGAATTACTTTTGATTCAAACTAAGCAAATGATACTAACTCTAAAACGATGGATTGAACACTTCCAAGATGAGGATAGTATATTTACTCCCTCTTTAATTCCTAACGGGGAGTTCGTAGAAAAGAAAGTTAGAATGGATAGTGTACAGATGTACGGTGTTGAAGATGATGAGTTAGTTATTTGTATCGGAGGAACTGAATATTTTTTTGAGTATGAACAAGAAACATTCGATAAGTTAGAAGCATATTTTAATTTGTTGAATACAAACCAAAATTAAATGACACCAACTAATTACGAAGCTATTTATGCTATATATTTACAAGTAAAAAAGATTGTGGGAGAAAAAGTATATAGTTTTAAAATATGTGTTTCATCAAATGTTTATAATAATTTAGAAAAGTTTGAAGTTGATGGAATACAAATAATAGAAAACAAATTTCTTGAAAAAGATAAAATTCTAATAGGAGAAATAAAACCAAACTAAACAATGAAAAAACTATTATTACTTTTACCGTTTATTTATGCTTTTCAATGTGAAGCACCAATAGACAACGAACCTAATATGTGCCAATGTTATAAAGAAACAATTTGGTTAAACAACGGAGTTGATACAGTACTGATTGAACAGATTGAAGCACCTCAATATAAGTGTGAGCAATGGGGTTACGGTGACGAATATTTACCTATACCAAAAAGTGAGTTTTTAAGTAGATTTCATTTAATTTGTGAGTGATATGTATTTATTTTTAAAATATCCCGAAAATTACATTTCTCTTTTAAATGGCACAATAGTACAAGTTAAAGAATTACACAAAATAGGTTGTGAAGATTGTCCTAATTGTCAATACTATACTTCTAAATATTTTGCTTTTAAAGTTAGAAAGTGTAAAAAGTGTAAAAATAAATAAGTAATGGCTTATTCAATAGAAGATAAAGAAAATATATTTAACGAAATATGTGACAAAATACAAAAAGGTCGCTCTTTACGTTCTATAATTAAAGATGATGGGATGCCTGACTTATCAACTTTTTATGTTTGGTTAAAAGAAGATGATGAAAAATCCAAGCATTACGCATACGCAACAGAAGCACGAGCCGAAATGATTTTCGAGGATATTCTAGCGATAGCGGATAAATCAGATGATGATATTATCATTGATGAAAACGGAATACCACAAACAAATCACGATGTTATAAACCGTTCAAGGATTAGAATTGATGCCCGTAAATGGATGCTTTCAAAAATGATTCCTAAAAAATACGGTGATAGAACCGACATAACAAGTGGTGGAGAAAAAATACAAAACCCTTCTGTAATTTCAGTTGAAATAGTAAAAACAAATGAAGATACAAGCGACACCAGTATTTCAGAATAATTGGGATGCTTTAAATTCAGGGAAATATAAGTATATTATAAATTCAGGGTCTTCTCGGTCGAGTAAGACCTTTAGTATTTTACAAATCTTTTGGATTGTTGCATGGACTAAACCACGTACAAAGCTATCAGTATTTAGAAACACCAAAAAAGATTGTAAAGATACTATCTTACAAGATATGCTTAAATACTATCCTACTTTAGATAATTGGGATAAAATAATCTACAATAAAACAGAATCAGTTTTAACGTTTCCTAACGGTTCAACTATAAATATTGAGGGTACAGACGATGATTTAAAAGTTCACGGTTATCATTCAGATTATCTTTGGTTCAATGAGTTTTACCGAATGAGTAAAGATACATTCGACCAATTAGATATGCGTTGTACTACCGCTGTATTTATGGATTACAACCCTATTGGAAAACTTTGGAGTGATGATTTAGTTAAACAAGACAACGCAAAGTTAATACATTCTACTTTTTTAGATAATCCTTTTATACCTTTAGAGCAAAAGAAAAAAATTTTAGGTTACGAGCCAACACCATACAACGAACAACAAAAAACGGCAGACCCCTATAAATGGAGTGTTTACGGTTTAGGGCTAAAAGCAGAAAAACCAAACAGAATACATAAAGATTGGATTAAAATATCAGATGAGGAGTTTAATAGATTAATTGCACCTAATTACTTTGGTTTAGACTTTGGAACTACAAACCCTTGTGGATTAGTTGAAGTTAAATTTTTACAACCTAACTTATTCTTTACAAAGCAACGGCTATACAAACCCGCTAGTAAGTTAGAAACAAGCCTTTCATCTACTTTATTAGCGATGGGATTTACTAAAAAAGATTTAATTGTAGCAGACACGGGAGGGCAAACCGATACTTTGTCAATAGCAGAATTACTCAATGCGGGGTTAAATGTTATACCAGCTATCAAAGGAGCTGGTTCAGTTAATCAAGGTATCAACTTTATAAATAATTCCGTTAATCATTATACGGCAAGTTCAGAAGATTTTGAACACGAATTAGAAAATTACGAGTGGGAAATTGTTAACGGTATGAACTTAGAAAGACCCGTTAAAAAAGACGACCACTTACTTAACGCAGATAGATATATAAAAACTTTTTTACAATTTCACTTGAATATAAAATAAATTTGTATATTTGTCAAAATTAACGTTGTGAAACGTAGATGTATGGTTGTAAAATCATTGAGTTTATTTGGTAAAGAACTTTTCCGAGTTGAACGTAATCGACTCGGAGAGTTCTCGTATACTATTATGGATGGTGGTAATGACTTTATTCAAAGTGAAAGATATTTGGAAACGTCACTTACCAACCCCGTTTTAATGACTATTTGTGCTTTACGTTCAAAGATATATAGTCAAATGAAGATAAAGCATATTAACGCAAAGGGTGAGGTTGTAGAAGGCAGTCCTTACGTTAAAATACTATCACAACCTAATTTCTTTCAATCCCAACAAGATTTTTTCTTTCAACAGATGTGGTTTTTATCCGCAACGGGTAATTGTTACACCTATCAGAAAAAAGCGTTTTTAAACGAATTGCCAAAAGCATTATACAATTTAATTCCAAGTGATATTGACTTTGATAAAGTACATAAGATTAACAATTTTATAGTTACTGAAAAGGACAAAAAAACATACGGTGAAAGACAGATTAAATACACTTTAGATGATACCGAGTACAAAATAAAGTTATCCGATATTATTCCATTTTACGATTTAGCCAACGGGTTAAAATCAAATACTTTTATGATTTCACCAAGTAGGGTAAAAGGAATTATTAAGGTATTGGAAAACATTGAGCAAAACCTAAAATCTAAACATATTAATTTACAGATGTCGCAAAAGTACTTAGCGACGAATAAAAACAATATGCAAGGGGTTGCAACACCTTTACAAGATGGTGACCGTACAGCTATTGAACGGGTGTTAGGTTCTAAATCAATGCAAATCACTAATAACGATATTCAAGTAAGTCACTTAGTTAGTGATATGAAACGTTTATTTTTAGATGAGCAGTTTAGTAGTGATGCGTTAAAATGTTTGTTAGCGTTTGACATGAATAAAGATATTCTTAACTATTCGTTAATTGGTGGTTCTACTTATGAAAATCAGGAGAAAGGAGAGTTAAGATATTTACAAAACTCAATACAAACAACAGCGGATAATACAATGAACTCTTTTAGTTCACAATGGGGGTTAATAGATAACGGTGAAAAGCTAATTGCTAGTTATGACCATTTGAATATTATGCAACCCGTAATGAATGAAAAGATAGCAACTTTAAAAACATTCCAAGAGGTTATTAAATTAAGTTTAGAAAATGGAACTATGACCGATGCAGAAGCTAAACAAAAAACAACGGATTTATTAATTAAATTAGGATTGTAATGGGAACGAGATTAACACAAAAAGAAATAGACGCAGAGTTGAAAAACGAAGAATTAAAGAAAGCTAAAAAAGAATTACACAAACGTTTAGATAATAAAGAAAAGGAGGTTAAAAAATGATTTTAAAATTTACAAATACCGAAAACAAAACTACTTTATTCAATTCTAAAGATGAACTTTTTAAGCATTTAAGAGAGAATAAAGACATAATTATTGATGCTAAAAAGTCAGTAATTCAAAAATCAGTTGATAAAAATGCTAGTGTAGTATCTAAGTGTTTAGATTTATTAAAGTTTTCCGACCAATTAAAAGGAATTAAAATAGATGATAATTTCTATTACATTGCTGTTAATTCTACTTTAATACTAGACAGTCATGAGGATATGCACGACAACGGTATTTGGAAAAAATCAGTTCAGGAAATACAAAGAAAAAACTATCTTGTTTGTGACCATGAAATGGAAATTTTGCAAACGGTTGCAAGAAAAGAACACATTGAAATATTTACGGCTAAAGTACCATTTTCATTAATAGGACAACCTTACGAGGGTGAAACTGAAATATTGGTTTACAAAGTGCCTAAGAATCAAATTAAAATTGAAGCGGTTAAGGAGTGGTTAGATAGCGGGGATAGTATTGAGGCATCCGTTAGAATGCGTTACGTTACTATTCTTTTAGCAATGGATTCAAACAATCCCGAAGATGCAACAGAGAAAGCTAATTATGATGCTTATATCAATAAGATAGCTAATAGAAATGATTTTGAATATATCCCTTATTTCTTTATCATAAAAGAAGCACAAAACGTTAGGGAAAGTAGTTTAGTAGTTGCGGGTAGTAACCACGCAACGGGACAAGTACAAAGTAGTAAACAAGCCGAGCAATCACTTGATGAAATAGAAGCCGAGCAATCACTTCAAGCCGAGCAAGAAGCTCAAAAAGAACAATTAAAACAATTATTAAAAAAGTTAAAGTAATGGAAGAAATTATTAAACAATTAGGCGAAAAAATAGACGCCTTTAAAAATGAAACTGTAACTAAAGCGGATTATGATGCTTTAAAAACAGAATTAGACACGCTAAAAACTAGCGGAGTTGAAAAATCAACAATCGACAATTTAAAAAGTCAATTAGATGATTTAGCTTTAGAGTTAAAAGAATTTGAAAACAAAGGTAATGTATCTGAAAATCCTTTTAAAGAATTAGAAGAAGGAATCAAAGAGAAAGCCGAAGCAATCAAAAACCAAAAATCAACAGGTACTATTGCAAACTTTACTATTAAAGCAGTAGGGCCAGTATTGACAACAAACGTTACAGCTAGTGCTGGTGGAAATGTGGTTGCAATGACTCAATCAACGGGTGAACTTTATGCAACTAACGACAATCGTTTATTTGCTGAGGGTATTATGCAAAGTATGTCAACAGATGCTGACCAAGTTACTTATATTGATGAGGTTGCTGGTGAAGGTGGTGCTGGTATGACGGCAGAAGGCGGTACAAAATCACAGTCCGATGTTGATTATGTAGAGCGTACACTTGTTTTGCAAAATGTAACTCACTTTATCAAAGTATCAACTAAAATGTTAAAACAACCTTCTTATATTGTTCAGGCGGTTAGAAATACTTTGTTAAGAAAATTACAGTTGAAAAAACAAAGCCAATTATTATCCGGTACTGGAACAGCACCTGAAATTAAAGGAATCAAAGAATGGGCAACGGCTTATTCAGCGGGTTCATTTGCGGGAACTGTATTAGAGCCAAATTTGAATGACTTAATTAGAGTTATTGTTGCTCAAATCCAAAACGTTGCTGATGATTTTTATCCTACTTACGCAATTTTATCACACGATAGATTAGCGGGAATGGATTTAAAAAAAGCAAGTGATGGACATTATGTGTTACCTCCTTTTTCTACAATCGACAATAGAATTATTGCGGGTGTTAGAGTAATTGCATCAAACGAATTTACAGATGATGAATTATTAGTAGGTGATTTTACAAAAGCTAATTATGTATATCGTGACCAAATCCAAGTTTCTATTAACTTAGATGGAAATGATTATACTAAAAACTTACGCACTATCTTAGCTGAACAAGAAATAGGTCTTTACGTTTCTAACAATGAAGTAGGTGCTTTTGTTTTATGTGATGATATTGATGCCGCTTTATTAGCTTTAGCACCAACACCATAATGAAAGTTGAAATATTGCAATACTTTGGAGATAAAGCAAAAGGAACGGTTATAGATTTACCCACCTCTTTAGCAACTTCTTTAATTAGAAAACAAATTGCCAAAGTATTTGTAGCGAAAAAAGCAAAAGAAGTTAAAGAAGCTAAAACAGAGAAATAATGCCACAAATTGTATCAAAATCTTATTTCAACAAAAACAACGGACTGTATATTCCAATGTCAGTTGAACACCCTACATCGGTAACAGCACAAGCATCTCCTAATTTTGCAAGTGCCTTAGAATTACTATGTATTAAGGTAGAGAAAGAGATACTTTTAAATGCGTTAGGTTTAGCAACTTATAATACCTTACAATTAGCGTTAGCGGATATTGATAATCCGCTATACGCTAGTTATAAAAAGTTAGTTCAAGGCTATACTTACGATGGTAAAGTTTGGAGCGGTTTAGATTACGATTATAGCCTTATCGCCTATCGTGTTTATGAACTGTTTAGAACAGCAACGGAAAGCCAAACAACTAGCACGGGAGAAACTAAAGTAAATACACAAAACGCATCAAACTATTCACCCGCTTATAAAATAGCGGATGCAAATCAACAGTTTTTATTAAAATATCAAGGCGGTTACTGTCACTATCCGATGGTTTCTATAATTGATGGTGTTGAATTTGTTGATTGGTTTGGAAGTGCAGAGGGTGTTAACGTTAGTTTTTACCAATACATGAATGAAAAAAAAGCTGATTTTGTAGATTTTGATATTGAAAAGTTTAGAATTTACGGAGAAAACGAGTTTAAAAATTCATTTGGATTATGATAGTCTTTGAAGAACGTTTAGGGGAATTAGTTGATGTTTTGCCACCACATATTAACACGGTAACAGCAACGGAATTTCCAATAAAATACGGATGGGGAACGCAAGACGAACTCAATAAGTATTTAGCTTTGCCAAGACAAGATAGTCCTTATCCTTTGATTTGGTTAATAAACGGAACGGATAAAGAGAATTTATCAGCACACGAAGTTAGACGTCAAACACAGTTGTTAATTGCAACGGTAAGCGACAAACAAAGTGAAATGAACCCTTTTATTTATCAAACCGATTACAAAGATGTTTTAATTCCAGTATTAGAAAACTTAATCCAATGCTTTACGCAATCAGGAATAAGTCAGATAGTAAGAAATGAGATTGAACGTAAATTTTTACCTAACTTTTCAGTAAGAGAGAATAACGGTGAGATTGATATTTGGAATGTAATTTCTTTAGATTTAGAATTAGCAATTTCTGATAATTCATGTATAAACGAAATATTTTTTAACAATTAAAAAACACATAAAATTATGGCAATATTATTTGACCAAAAAGATTGTAGTACAACTAGAAAAAATCTAGGTGCTCCAAATTGTATAATCAATGAAGGTCGTTTAGTTGGCTTTGTTCAAGTACCAAAAGGATGGTCTTTGAATACTACAACAGACGATTTTGATTTAGCTTATGTAAATGAGCAAATCCAATTAGGAAACTTTAACCCCGTTTTGGATGCGGTTGAAGCTAGTAACAACACACCTGAACCAACAACAGAGGAATACGAAAGTGGTGTTATGTCGGTTGTCCGTAACGGATTACCACAATTTACATTCAAATTTGTAAAAAGAGGATGGAAATATGCAAGTGCTTTATACACTTGGAATAGTTTTCAAGCGTTTGACGTGCTTTTCGTATTCGACACGGGTGCAATCGGTGCTTTAGTTGATGGAACTACTTTAAGTGGTTTTCCTTTAGGAATGTTAAATACGGGAACTTATATGTTTACAAACGGTTCTGTTTCTGATTCCGTTTCTGTAACAATGCAAATTACAAACGCTGATTTGTTTATGACAAACGCAAGTATTTTAACAAGTGCTACTTTAGGTTTCAATCCTAATTCCGCACTTTACCCAATTAGTGACATTGTTTTAACGGGTCGTGCTGATGTTTCAGAGCAAAAAGTATATTTCTTTGCTAAGTTTGCAATGAACCAAGCGGAAAACTTAAACAACATCGCTATTGCTAATTTACGCTTTACGATTGATGGTGTTTCTGATACTATTACGGCTTTATCGTTAAGCCAAGACCCCGTAACAAAAGAATACAGTTTCGAGCCAACAACAACCATTACAACGGCAGAAGATTTAGTTGTACAACTTTACGATGCGGTTGCGGTTGCTGATTCAACTAAAATTGGTTCACGCTTTTACAAAGGAGCAACGACCTCTTTTAATGCTGTTGCATAGTTAGTTTTTCATATTTATTTAGTTTTGGTTAACCGTTGTGTAAAAGCAACGGTTTTTTTTATTATATTTGCAAGACACGAATGAGAAGCAATCAATTAACTTTGGTTGCTTTTTTTAATTTAAAACTAAAATGGAAATATTTGGAAGAATTTTATCAGGTGACGATGCTAAGGCATTTTGTAAACTTAGCAACGAACTAAAGCGTGAATGGATTGCGAAATACACAAAGCAAACCAACGAAGAATTAATAACTGATTTTTTAACAAATCCACCTAAACAACGTGATTGTGGTTGTGGTTGTGGAGGTAACAAATCTAAAACAAATGGGAATATCACCAGCGGAATATCATCGAAGGTTACAGAAAGTGCGGAGTTTGTCAGTGATTCAGGACATGACGAAACAAATAGTAATAAGCGACAACGAAAGTCTAAAGGACAGAAAGATTGATGAATTTACTAAAGGTGAACGACCTGATGGTAAAAATATAGGTATTTACAAGGATGCTGAATACGCATTTTTTAAACAATCTATCAATCCAATAGCAAACGGTTATGTAGATTTAATGCTTAGTCGTTCATTTGTAGGTAAAATGTATGTTAGACCATTTACAAAAGGTAGTTATTTGTTTGATTCAACAGACGTAAAAACGGGCAATTTAGTAGGTAAATATGGTTTAGATATAATGGGTTTAAATCAGGATTGGTTTGAAAAAAGACAAAAAGACGTTTATACATTTGTATTAGTAAATAGAATTAGAAAATATGCCCAAATACAGTAACATAGAAAACATACCAGCAAAAGTATTTTTTAAAGTGCTAGAAACTAAAGACTTTCAATTACTTAAACCAAAACCAAGCGAAAAGGATTTAGATGCGGTTTTTTTGACTATTTACGATGATTATTTTAAAGAAATGAACGACCCAATAGCAATACGATTTCTTACTTTATCAAATCAAATAACAGCCTTAAAAACACAAAGAGAGTTTTTAAAATATTCATTGAGTTTTGTATTTTTACATAAGCACTTAATGACAGAAAAAATGGTTAACGATTTATTAACTGCTTTAGAGATTGACGATAACGGTGATTTTTACGATAAAATCCAATACGGATTGACGTTTAAAATAGGTGAAATTGATAACGATTTAGTTTTTTTAGAAACTGAATTTAACGAGTTAACGGGTGGTGAAAACAAACCTTTTAATTTCTTTAAGCAATTAGCGGGAATTTCATCTATTCATAAAATGCAATTAAATCAAGATATTAGTTTAGCCGAGTTTGTGGCATATCAAAAAATTATAAAACAATGAGTGAATTTATAGATGTAATTAGTCCTTCGGCACTCGCTGATATTGAAGCGGTAAATGCTAAGATTGTAAAAACTATTGAACTTTCAAAAGAAGCTAATAAAAACCTTATTGGAGCAAAGAGCCCAAGTAGTTCAGATAGTGCAATTAAATCATTAAACGCTGAATTACTAAAGTCACAAAAGCTATACGCTGATTTGCAAAAGGAATTATTACAAGTTTCAGCAACTAAAAAGCAAATAAATCAACAAACAGCACAAGAGGTTGTTAATAACGGAATACTTAACCAAAATGCAAAGCGTCAGGTTTTAGTTAATAGTGAATTAGCGGGTGCATATCGTAATCTTTCAGCACAAGTAGCAATAGCATCGGAACGTTATCAAAATCTTATAGTAAGAGGTAAATTAGCGGAGCAAACACAAAGACAATACAACCGTGAATTAAGACAAGCACAAAACGAGTTTAGAACACTTCAAGCACGGGTTTTACAAGCGGATAAAGCGGTGGATAAATGGAACAGAACGGGCGAGCGTTCAATAGGATTTGCTAAAAACTTAATGGGTGCTTTTGGTGTGATTGGTGGAGTTACTCTTTTTGCAACTATTAGCCGTGATATTTTTAACACCGCAAAAGAGTTACAAGGGTTAAATAATTCTTTAATGTTAGTTACAGATAGTCAAGCTAATTTTGCAGAACAACAACAATTTTTGCAAAGAATTGCGGAGGCTTATGGGTTGGAGTTAATGGGATTAACTAAACAATTTACTCAATTCTATGTATCGGCTAAAGACAAAATAAGCGGTAAAGAAATACAAGGTATTTTCGAGAGTATTGCAAAAGCGGGGGGTGCAATGGGGTTAAGTGTTCAACAACAAGAACGGGCATTTTTAGCACTTAACCAAATGATGTCTAAAGGCACAATACAAGCAGAGGAATTACGAGGGCAATTAGGTGAAGCTTTGCCGGGTGCTTTTGGGATTATGGCTAAAGCGGTTGGAGTTACAGAGCAAGAACTTGCTAAGATGATGAAAGCGGGTGAATTGTTAGCGTCAGAGGTTTTGCCAAAGTTTGCTAAACAGTTGGAGATTACATACGGTATTGAAAATATTAACCGTATTGAAACAATGACAACGGCACAAAATAGACTTTCAAACGCATGGACTAATTTTGTAGCAACTATTTCAGCTAGTGATGGTGTTTTAACTAAATTCCTAACTAAAACTATTAGTAGTTTAGCTAAAGTTATGGACGGTTTGCGATTAATGACAATGACAGAAAAAGAACGTGCTAGTGAAATGCAAAAGCAAATAGTTGATAAAAGAGTTAAAGAATATCAGGGCTATATTGAAACTTTAGACTTAACAAATAAAGCGGTTGTCCGTAATTTACAAATAGTTGCAAAAGCCGATATTGAACGTGCAATAGGTATAAGAAAAGAAGTTGAAGCGTTAGAAGAACGTAACAAAGTTTTAGCTAATTATGGTATTGGCGGCACGTCAGAAATTAGAGAAAACAATAAAAAAATTAATGCTTTAAAAGTACTTTATGAACAATATTTAAGACAAGCGGAAGTTTTAGACGATACAGTTGATTTAGCTAATAAACAAACAAAAGGAATAATAGCAAACACAAACGCAACAGAGGGAAATACAAAAGCCATAAAAGACAACAACGACGAAAAGAAAAAAGAAGTTGAACTTTTAAAAGGTAGTGAGTCTTGGTATGAAAAACAAATTTCTTTATTAAAAGAATTGCGTTCAACAACAGCAGACACAACCGAAGAATACAAATCTTTTGATGCTCAATTGGCTATTTTAGAAGATGGTTTAAAAGCGTTAAGGGGTGAATTAACCGCTTTAGAAGGTGAAGGGTTAAAGTTAGACTTTGAGAAAATGGGATTGACACCCGAAGGATTCCAAAAGTTTAGCAAAGATGGTAAAGATAGTGTTGAAGAAATGACAGATGATTGGCAAAAATCTTTTCAAGAGTGGAGTCAAGTCGCTTTAGATGCTATTAACACCGTACAACAAGCACAACAACAAGCGAATGAACGTGAACTTTATAATTTAGAAAAACAACGTGATACCGCCATTTTGTTTGCGGGTGAAAGTGCCGATGCAAGAGCAGAAGTTGATAGACAATATGACGAAAAAAGACGTGCTTTGTTAAACAGACAAGCCAAACAAGACAAGGCTTTAGCAATTACACAAGCCATTATTAATACAGCGGGTGCGGTGATTGCGGGTTTAAAAACAAGTATTCCTTATGCTATTGCGGTGGGTGTTATTGGTGCGGCTCAAATTGCTTTAATTGCGAGTCAACAAATACCACAATTTTATAAAGGTACGGATAACGCACCCGAAGGATTAGCATGGACTCAAGAGAAAGGAGCGGAATTAATTACTGATAAAAAAGGTAATATTAAATCATACGGTAGTAATAAAGGTGCTCAAATGACGTACTTAAACAAAGGGGATAAAGTCTTTACAGCTAAAGAAACTAAGGATATAATGTTTAACAACGAATTAAACGGTATTTTAACCAATAACGGTATTTCAAACAGCGTTGTAAATAATAACGTAGATTTGAGTCCGTTAAACAGTAGATTAGACAATTTAGCTAGTATAATTAAAAACAAATCAGAAGTAACATTTGTTAGGGATATTCAAGGCGAAAGAGTTTACAAACGTGAACAAGGGCAAAAAAAGATTTTAGTAAGTAACCGATTAAGAATAAAATCATAATGGATTTAAAACACTTCTTTGATTTTAAAGGTGATATAGGTAGGATAGAAATATCAGAGCCGTTTGGTTTTGATGGTTCTACTCACAAAGCGGAACAAGATACTTTCTATGGTCGTGACGTTGTTTTAGGCGACGAAGATATTGATTTAATAATTGATAGAACACATTTTGAAAGACCACACATAACACAAATACAAACCGATGGAACGCTTACAAATCATTTAAACCATGCTTTTGACTATTTAGTTAACGAAATTAAAACCAAAGGTTGGGAATTAGATGTAGAGTATATTTTATTTAAAGATGGTATTGAATTTTCAAAAGGTATTATCGATGGATTAACCGCACTTACTTCAAAAGATGAAATAAGATTTAAAGTTATTCAAGCTAGTAAACGTGAAGAAATAAAAAGACGTTTAGAAACTAATATAAATGCGTTTGCGGATAAGGATTTAGATGGTAACGATATTGAGCCGTGTGTTGTTCAGGATATGTTAATGAGAGCCAAACCGATTGACCAAGTTTCTATTTGGGAAAACAAATTAGATAGTATTATTTTTAGTGAGGGTTCAGCGGGTTTCCCAGCGTGGTTTAATGTTATAAAAAATCTAACTCAAAGCGATATACAAAATTCATTAATTTGGTTTGATGATTATTATCAGGGTACGGATTGGGATGAAATTTCTAACTTTAGAATAATTGAAGCACAAACACAGTTAACAGACTTAGAGTTTGTTATTGACTTAAATATGAAATTTGAGCATATTCAAGTAGGTTTAGAAAATGATTTGCAAGTGGCGGGATATATTTTCAAAGGTACACAAGCGACAATAGAAAATGATTTTACAGATAATGCTCAACCATTTTACATAACACCCGTTATTAATAGTTCAAATCCTATTGTAACTGTTAACAGTCAATTTACAGTAAATATTCCCGCAGTTGAGCAAGGTGAATTAGTGTTTTTTGTATTTCTACATTTATCAAATGGTAACGACGTTTGTAAAAATACATTTTATAATTGTACCGTAACGGCAAGTGCTACTTCAACCGCAATCGACACGGTTGTAAAAGTTGTACGGTATATCGACGTACTTAAACACGCTTATAAATCAGTTGGAGGTGGTGACGTTGTTTGTCCTCAATGGGATTTAGGAGGCGACCACTATAACAACTTTGCTACAACTGGTTACTTATTAGGACAAGTTACAGACAAACCGTTTAATAATACATTAAAATCATTGTTACAGATAGCAATGGAACGCAATAACGGTTATCAAATTAATCGAAGCGGTGAAATTGAGATTTTGCATTTTGATAATTTTTATGAAGATGAAGAAATTGCATCGTTTATTGATATTCCACAATTAAGGGATGAATGTAACGCTGATACTGAATGTGCTATTATGCAATTTGAGTACAATTACAAAAATTCATCAAAAGACCGTGAAACAAATAGTGAGGGTTCGATTGATGATGTACACGGACAAACACAATGGTTAAACCCTAGTAAACGAATAGAAAAAGTTATTAAATGGGAATTTGACCACATAAGGAGTGCTTTTTTAATTGAGGAGCAAAGACGACGTACTTTTAATCAGGAAACGACAACGGCATTATCAGAAGATACTAAGTTATTTATGATTAAAGGCGGTGGAATTGCGCCAAGTAGAAAGTCAGGATTTACAGCAACAGTTACGATGCAAATATTTACAGACCCTTACGTTGGTTTAAAAATACTATCTACCCAAGTACCATTTAATTTATTAGGTGTGCAAGTTGGTGGATTGTTTTACATTACAGCGGGTGAAAACATTGGTACTTATACAATTATGGAAATTGAGCCAAATTTGATTACCTTATTAGGTGGTGGAGCGATTACCTTTTCAGGAGTTACAACCGTTACAGTTGAATATATTTTAAGCGGTGTATCTTTAATTAATGAAACATTTGAACCGTTTACTTTAATTGAGGGCGTTGCAAATCCATTAAATTATGGTAATTTACGTTACTCAATAAAACGCAATTTAAAAGATTTCTATTCATTGTTAGGTTCGTTTACTCGTTATTTAAGCGGTGAAATTAAAAATACATTATTTGAGATTAACGGTAACTTAGTTACTCAATTAACAAGTGAGGCAAATAGTTTAGCGGATTCAGAAAATATTGATATTGAAACTATAAAAGAAATGCGTAAATTTGAGCCTAGAATTGAAACTGTTAATGTATTTGCAGACTTTAAAACGGCTACCGATTTCTTTGATGAGATTGAAAGTAAAAAAGGTTATGCTAGAGTGAATAAATTTGATGGTAGTGTGTTGTTGGGTTACGTTAAACAAGCGGAGTATAAATGGGCGGACAATTCGTTAGAATTAAAGTTAAGACCTAAAACAGAAAGTGAATATTACGAAATAAATATAATTTTTGTAGAATCGTTTAAAATGGTTGGAAATTTTGTAAGTTTGTATGATTCAAATGAGCAACTAATTATAACACCTAGAGAATTTACTAAAATGAAATTAAACGGGGTGATTTATACGGATAAAATTGAATTTGAAGAAGCATTAATAACAGCGTTAGAATGAGTTTTATAAAGCTAAAAAGAACATTAAAAGAGGCACTTAACACGGGAGCAAGTCCGAGTGTGAATATTTGGAACTTTACGCAAGTTGCACTCAATCCAAACGAGCAATATTTACAATATAGCGATGTTTCAGGCGGTGTTGATTTTGATGGAAATTATACGGTTCATATTTGTAGATGTGATGGAACGGAATTATTAGATATAACATCAAAGGTTGCAATACTCGAAATGGTAGTCGATGGTCTTACTCAATTTGCCTTCGAGATTGCTCCTTTGCGGGTTTCTTATTACACACCCGTTTTACTTAAATTCAAACACGGTGTATCAGATTTAACACTATATTCAAATCGATTTATTGTTAAGAATGATTCTAAAACTACTCGAATTGATTATTTAGATTATACAAGACCCGTAAATTTATATCAGTCGATTCGTTTGAATATGTATTTTGACCGTGAAGATGCTGATGCTGATAGCGAAATAATAGAATACACACAAATAAACGGCAATAAAGTTTCAGGTCGTGCAATTAAAACCGATTTAGAAATTTACAAGTTTGACTTTTTGGATGGCTTTACATTTAAAAACTTAAACAATTTATTAACCACTCCGATTGTTTATTTTAATAGCAAACGAGTAACAAATAAACAAATATTAAATTCCGTTGCAAGGGATGGAGATACAAACTATTGGAGTCAGGAGATAATTGTACCGATTGATTCAAACGATACTTTTACAGATACTTACCAAATATTTCCAAACTTTGAAGCGATTGATTTTGTGCCTTTTGGTGATTATACTTTAGGCGGTTTACCTATAATATTAAAAGCTACTTTTAATAAAGATATAGTTTTAGGATTTGGAACTTTAAAAGTTTATAAAGATGGGATTTTATTTCATACTTTTACAGAATCAGATATTTCAATAACAGATAATGAACTTTGGATTTATGATAATTTAGTTACTGAAAATGGTGATTATTATGTTTTAATTTCAGAGGGTTTAATTACCTCAATAGATAATGAAATTTTTAGTATTGCAGATACTACAACTTGGGCATTTACCGTAACAGCGGGTGAATTTGATAGTAGTGATTTTAGTGATGAATTTTTAATAGATTAATATGGCAACAAAGACAAATTTTTTAAGTACAATAAACGGCTTTATAACCGCTTTAATAACACAAGCTAAGGTTAGGAGTGCCTTTAGTACTGTATCGGATGAACTTTACCCTACTTCGGTAATTGATACGCAAGTAACTGAAACTTACACAAACAAATCATCTACTAATATAACTTATTCAATTAGAATAGTTAAAAGCGGAAATATTGCACATATTAGCGGACAGATAACAAATGTTACGGGTGTTTTTCTAAACCCTCAATATATATTTACTTGGAAAGATACTGAATTTAGACCTAAAAGCATAGTTAATAACTTATTATTTAAGGCTGAAAATTCCACAAGTTCAGTAAGACTAAATCTAACCGATGCGGGTGTTCAAATAGTTACGCAAATGGCTAATCAAGGTTTTAGTTTCGATTTTAAAACATACATAACACAAGATTAATATGGCAGAAGTAGTAATAACACAACAGAAAAAAGCTAGATATGCGGAAAACTTATTTCCGTATGAATCTACATTAAACCTACCTTTAACAGTAACGACAACGGGAGGAGGCGCTAACGGTGTGGCTGAAATAGTTGGAACGCTTGTACCAATATTTAACAGATTAAATTCATTAAGAGTTATATTTACCGACACGGGAACGTTAACTTTTAATATCGGTTCATCATTAACTTTTACCGCACCGAGTGATGGTAATTATATCATGTCTTGTGAAATATTTGTACCTACTGATTATGATACTTCAATTATAACGGGCAAAATAGCAACTTTTATAAATAGTGCTAGTAACGATTTTGATTTTACAACCGATAACGATGCTTTTGTATTTGGTGCGTGGAATACATTTACTCAAATCATTCCTTTAAATGCGGGTGACTTATTTGAATGTGAATTTAAAACAGAGTCCGACACGGTTGGAGCACGTATTTATTTTGGTGGTTTGAATATCGTTTTAGATGATAGACAATTAGGATTACCTCCTATTTATCGTGAGCCTTACAACGTTATTTCTAATAGTGCAACGTTAAATTTTGGTTCAATCGGTGCAAATGATTACGCTGATTTAACTATTGCTTTAGTAGGTGCTAAAGTAGGTGAAGCGGTGCAATTAGGAACACCCGCTTTAACAACGGATAAGTATTTCTTTACATCTTTTGTTTCAGCAACCGATGTTGTTACGGTTAGGTGTATTAATTATGATGGTGGAGCAGTTGACCCAGCAAGTGGAACTTTTAACGTTAAAATAGCTAGATAATATGGCAACATTATCAATTACAAAATATAGTAACAAAGTTTGGAAGTTTATTGCATCCGATGTCCCCGCTGATTTTAGCTTTAGTAAATTACAAGTTGATACAGATGGTGATAGATTTGTAATTGTTTCGCAAGGCGGTGCTACTACAAACAGTTACCAATTAGCTGATATTACAGTTTACGCAAGTGAGGGCGGTACACCAGAAACGGGGTGGTTATCAATAGAAGATTTACTTTTACGTTTAGAAGAATTAAACTTTCCAGCGTGGAATGAAAGCGGTGCGGTATTAGATTTTAACTTACGAGTTCAAGAAGAAGGAGAAACTGTTATTTCAAACGTTAACAAACTTATTTTTGATGGTGCAACGGTTGTTAATAACGGTGACGATAGTGTAACTATTACTATAACGGGCGGTGGCGGTGGTGTTACCGAGTTCATCGAATTAACCGACGTACCCGCAAGTTATACGGGACAAGGTTCAAAAGTTGTAGCGGTTAAAGCCGATGAAACGGGGTTGGAGTTTGTTGCGGGTGGTGGAACTACTCCAAATTTAGAAGAAGTTTTAACAGAGGGTAATACTACTACAAAAGATATTGAATTTCAAGAAGATACTATTAGCTATATTCCAAGACGAATATTTAGTAACAATACCGAATATGGGGATACTACTTTTGAAATATTTATAAATGACCCTGATGGAGGTTCATTATATGGTTTATCACACAAAGATAACACAACGGGAGCATTATCGTTTGTTAGACTTAGAAAAGATTTATTGACTTTGTTTTGTTCAGATGGTGTGGGTACAGATACGGGATTTGATATATCTTTAGACAATATAAAGGTTATAGGAAATGTAGGGGATAAAGGTTTAGTTGGTCTTATAGATTTTTCAGCAGATTACGATAATTTAACTTATGTACAGAAAATATATGTAGATAATGCTATTGCGGGTGTAACAGTACCCGACGCAACACCTACCGTTAAAGGTATTGCAAAACTATACACTTCTTTAGGAAGTAACACCGACGGAGCAGTAGACCAAAATACGGTTAATACGGCTTTAAATGCTAAACAAAACAAAGAAGATTTCATACAATTAGCATCTTCACACGCATTAACAAGTACAACGGCTTTGCAATCATTAACGGGTACGGCTCATAATGTTGTTGCGGGTACATATCGATTCTATTGTCGTTATACATTGAGTGGATTAGCAACGTCAGGTAATTGTCAATTTGGATTATTAGGAACTGCACCCGTTACGGTTATAGGTTGGACTTCAAACGGTGCAAAGCAAAATACATTTCCAAATACAAATCAAATAGCCTACGGTAATGTAACAAGCGCTATTGGTGTAACGGGTGCAAGTGCGGGTATATCATGTGTTATGACAATTGAGGGCGAAGTGACATTTTCAGGAAGTGGAACATTTATCCCAGCAGTTGGATTTGGAACATCACCGACAACGGGTGTAACCGACGCGGGTAGTTATACATCATTAATTAAAATATCATAATATGAAATTCAGATTTGTAAAATTAGACTTTATGCCTATTGTAAACGATTTTAAAGAGTTTACTTTAGCTAAATTTATATCGGAGCGTTATTATCTTCACTTTGGAATTAACGCTTTAATATGTGCCTTTGCGTTTTACCCTTTAGCCGTTGGATTCTTTGTAACTGTTTTAGCGGTGTTTAGAGAGTGGTATTACGTTACTAAAAAGAAAGCGGTATTTGATTGGGCGGATATTCGTTGGACGGCATACGGCTCAATTTTTACTTATTTAATAAAAACTTTAATACATTTATAAATGACAACAATTAAAATTAAATATCCTGAAAGAGCGGATATGGAAACAATCACAAAAATTGAAGAAGAATTTGCACGGGCTTTAGAGTCTTTAGATTGCGAAGTAGTTTTTGAGAATGAAAGCGGTATTTTACCAAGACCAAGACGACCAAAATGAAAAACATTTTCAAATATAATGAGGAGTTTTTTTATGTAATTTTGATTATATTAGTTTTTGCGTGTTATGGAATTGATGCAATGAACTTACAATCTAATATTTATAAATCGATTTATCCTATATTTGAAAACCTTACTTTTTTGATTCTTTTATTGATTTGTTGGGGCAAATCAGATGAAAAGAAATTTTTAGTACAAAGAATTTTGACAACATTAATTTTAATATCTTTACTTAATTGTATTGATGTATTAATTCATTTTAGCAATATGGTTTACTATACTATTTTCTTTGTGCTTTTAGTTTTAAACATAATTTATGCCTCAATAATATTTATAAAAAAATGAATGAAATATTAGAATTTATTAAATGGATTTCAGCTCAAAAAAGTAGAGCTTTAGTTGTAATTTTATTCGTTTCAATCCTTATTGGCGAGGGTGTAGTTATTATTTACCAATATAAACAAGCCGTAAAAAATGAGGAAATTAGTCGAAATATTGACCGAGAATATGACAGTAATCTTAGGAACATTACTGCTAGATTTGATAGCATTAATCGTGTTCGGGAGGTTGAAACTAAAGAAATTTATAAACAGTATAACGAAGCTATTGAAAGAGTTTCAAACGATTATAGGGACTTGTACCTCAAATCGCAAAACTTAAAAAATAAATATTAAGATGAAGACAGTATTAGGATTTTGTGTATCAGGGTTTATTTTCTTTGTAGGGTACATTACCTTTCCAAAAGAACAGAGAGTGTATAAAGAGGTTGTTTGGCATCCTACTAACGTTTCTACTATTCCGAGTAATAACGTTAAACAAGACCTTTCTAAATGCGTTCAAACCATTGATATTTATAAAGTAAAGATAGAAAGCAACTTAAAAGTTGTTGAAACTATGCAGTTGGAGAATGATTCTTTAATACGAATTTCAGAAAGTGATACGATTTATTAAAAAAAGTTTGGTGGTTTAAAAAAGGTTTTGTAATTTTGCAGAAACTAATTACTTTTACTGAAGTAATGGAATTAGAGTAATACGGGAGGCGTAGTACTCACAGTAAAGAGGCAAATATACGTACTCGCTAATTCTTTAGTATTATAACCACTTCAAACGAGGTGGTTTTTTTATTTACAAATATTATTTTGTTTCAATTTAATTTTGTACGTTTGCTTAACTTAAATAAGCAATATGCCAAAACAAACTTATAAATGTGACATCGCTATTGAGTATTGCGAGAAATATATTGACTTTTCTACTCGTGCAATAGCTAGACTTTTAATAAAAGACCACCCTTTAGATTTTACCGAATCAAATGCACGTTCAATGGTGCAAAGGCTTAGAAATGAAAGCACGGGCAGAAAGGGTATTTTTGAAAGTAGAGATTCAAAAACTAAAAAACAATTTATGAAACGTAACTTTGAACTTCCTGAGTCAGACTACCAAAAAACGGAAAACTTTATCATCCCAAAAGGACAAAACAACATTTTAATTTTATCGGATATTCATTTTCCTTATCAAGATAATAAGGCTTTAAATTTAGCTTTAGAGTACGGAATTGAAAATAAGGTAAATGCAATCTATTTAAACGGTGATACGTTAGATATGTATCACGGTAGTAGATTTGTTAAAGACCGTAGAAAAAGAGATTTAGCGAGTGAATTAGAAATAGGGCGTAACTTCCTAAAACAACTACAAGACGTATTTAAGTGTCCTATCTATTTTAAAATAGGTAATCATGAGAAACGATGGGAAGATTATTTGAGAATACAAGCACCTGAACTTTTAGGAATTGCAGACTTTGAACTTGAAACTATTTTGAGATTTAGAGAGTTTGGAGTAACTTTAGTAAAAGACAAACAGATAGCAATGGCGGGTAAATTACCAATAATGCACGGGCACGAATGGCAAGGCGGATTTGCACCACCGGTTAATCCCGCAAGAGGTTTGTACATGAAAGCTAAACAAAGTTGTATTATAGGACATCATCATAGAACTAGCGAACATACGGAAAAATCATTATCAGGGGAGGTTACAACTACATGGAGTACGGGTTGTTTATGCGGGTTGCAACCTGATTATGCACCTTACAATAATTATAATCATGGCTTTGCTCACGTTCAAACAGATAAAGATGGAAATTATCATTTAAAAAATATTAGAATTATAGATTATAAAATCGTTTAACCATTTTTGCCCTAAATCGGTTGTAACTAATTATATTCAAATAGGTATAAATTAAGGCACATTGTAACAATTTATATTCATTAAGGTATAATTTCCAAATACCACAACCCGAACCACTCTAAAAAAATAGGGTGGTTTTTTTGTTTATGTAAATAAAACAAACTATATTTGCTTAAACTTTAAATAAATAAATATGTTTAAAAAGTATCAACACTTAGAAAGATTTGGAACAACAGAGGTTCAAAACATTGAATTAGGGGAATGTTTTATATTTCCTAAAATAGACGGAACTAACGCAAGTGTATGGCTTCATAATGGGGAAATACAAGCGGGAAGTAGAACAAGACACTTAACCATTGATAAAGACAATGGAGGTTTTTTAGAATGGGTTTTACAAAATGAAAAATTATTAAATTATCTAAAAGAAAATCCAACTCATAGGTTGTTTGGTGAATGGTTAATACCTCACTCGTTAAAAACATATAGAGCAGATGCGTGGAGAAAATTTTATGTTTTTGAAGTTGTAGAAGATAAAGATTTATCAGAATTACAACACGATGCAGACGAAAAATTTAATTACTTACATTACAACGATTACAAGCCGTTATTAGAAAAACACGAAATAGATTTTATACCTCCTATTTCAGTAATTAGAAATAGTAACTACGAACAATTAGTAAATCAATTAATGAAAAATGATTTTCTTATTGAGGATGGCAAAGGTTATGGAGAGGGAATTGTTTTAAAGAATTATGATTTTAAAAATAAATTTGGACGTAAAACATGGGCAAAAATTGTAACAAGTGAGTTTAAAGAAAAACACGCTAAAGTAATGGGTAAATCAACTATTGAGGGTAAAAAAATGATTGAAGAAGAAATTGCTGATAAATATGTTACTACTGCATTTTGCGAGAAAGAATACGCTAAAATCGAAAGTATCGAGGGTTGGACTTCTAAAATGATACCTAGATTATTAAATGTTATTTACTACGAAATTGTAAAAGAGGAATGTTGGAACTTCGTAAAAGAAAATCGTAACCCTACTATTAATTTTAAAACTTTGCAACATTTTATTTTTGCTAAAGTTCGTGAAAGATTACCTAATATATTTTAAAACCAAAAACAAAAATGGAACAACAACTAATCACACAAGCCAACGAAACATTTGAAAAGTTAGGCTTAAAAAATGCTAAAGAGTATGCAATTTTTAAAGGGATTAAACCCGCTTCGATTTACAACAAATTGCACTCAAAGAATATTGTAAAAATAGGAGGATTTGAATTTTATAAAACTAAAGAGGTATGATACAAGTTAATGAATTAAGGGTTGGAATTATGTTAAATGTGCTAAATCCTTTTACAAATGAATGGAAAATTGAAGCAATAAAAGGAAAAACTATTATGAACTTTCATGAAAATCCAACTCATGAATTAATGGTTAATAACTTCAAACCAATCCCAATAACGGAAGAAATACTTTTGAAGTGTGGTTTTGTTCAATGTGAAAATGAATTTTGGTATCAAAAAAATATAATAAGTATTTCGCCAAGTGTTGGAACTTATGAAATACAAGGAAGTAAATTATCTTTATCCGTTATGCGTGAAAATCCAATAAGATATTTACACCAACTTCAAAACCTTTATTGGTGTTTATGTGGAGAAGAATTAACCTTTAACAACAAATAAAATGAACAAAATAGCAATAGTAGTAGGGCACGATTCAATAGAGCAAGGTGCATTTTCAAACCTACTAAAACAATCAGAGTTTAAATACAATAGCGAAGTAGTTAAATTACTTCCTTTCGATATTTATTACCGTTCAACAAAAGGTAATTATTACGAAAAAATGGTGGAACTGTCTAAGCAAATAAACGGCAAAGGTTACACTTTAGTAATTGAATTGCATTACAACTCTTTTAACGGCAAAGCAGAGGGATGCGAGGGTTTGTATTGGCACTCGTCAAGCGTAGGGAAGCGATATGCTGAACTATTTAGTAAAAATGTTAGTAGCACCTATCAAACTGTTAATCGTGGTGCTAAACCGATAGCAACGAAAGCCGATAGGGGATATTGGTTTTTTAAACTTATGGATGCACCTTGTTTGATTTTAGAGCCTTTTTTTGCTGATAACAAAGAGGTACTTAAATTCAAAGACGTAAATAAATACGCTAAATTATTAATAGATACATTTTGTTAATCATGCAAGAAATAAAAGAGTTTCTACTCTCATACAAACAGACAATCATAACGCACTCTATTGCGTTACTTACGGGCTTTGTAATCGGTTATTTTGTATTTACGAATACTGACTATGAAAAGATAAAAGAAAACGAATTAGAACTATCAGAAATCAAAGGCGAAATTAAACAATCTAAAGAAGATTTAACACCCGTTGAAGATTTGACAGATGCATTACAATCGAAAGATTTAGAATTAGAGTATCAAGACAAAAAAATTAAACAATTAATCAACGAAAATAACAAACTACGAAATGAAAAAATTAATTCTATCAGTAATCTTTCTGATGATGACATGGTTAAGTTCATCACAGAATGGGCAAAAAGAAACGGGCATTTACCTCAATAGGCAAATTACAACGCAATTAATATCGGGGTTAATCAACTGTGATTACAACCAAAAAGAGAATGAAATCTTAACCAATTCTTTAGAGCAGTACGAAATCATTACAAACCATTTTAGACAACTTGTAAAAGAGTCTATTGCGGAAATACAAAAGCGTGACGATATTATAGCAAAACAAGATTTAGCAATGCTACAAGCGGAAACAACTATAAGCGATTTAAAAATAGCACTTCAAAAAGAAGTCAAACGCAAAAAGGCAAATAAATGGATTTACTTTGGTTGTGGTGTTGTTGGGGGTGTAATAGGTTATAAACAGTTAATGAAATAGATATGAAAAAAATTGGAATAATAGGTCACATAGATCAAGGTAAAACTACTCTAACTACTGCAATTAAAAATGTATTAGATATAGAAAACAAAAGCATTTATCATGATGCTATTCAGGAAATTTATGAATATAAAAACAATTATGCTTTTTTAAATGAAAAACAACCCGCAAGTAAAACGAGGTTAAATAAATGTAAAAAAGGACTTCATGAGTTTTTAGAAAACGGATTTTCAGAAAATAATATTAAAAAATGGTCTTGTATTCATTGCGGAGTTCTTATGCACAATAGATAAAACAACTCCAAAACTAACACTTCGTCGATTATTTGTGCATTTCATCGAAAAGATTTGCAATGAATGTTTGTTTAATATATCTTTGGTGTATAATTAAAAGCAAATATTATGAAAAATTTACAAAACAATTCAATGCGAGAGTTTAAAATTACATTTTTTGACAGAGAAGATGTGCAAGAGTTTAAAATTACTTTTGATGAACTTATAGGTATTAATCAGGAATCCGATTTTTTTGATACCGAAATGAGATTTAGTTTATTAGAATCTTTAGATGATGTCTTAAATTTAAAACCATTTGAAAGAATGAGTTTTTTAGAAACAAGAGGTGACAAAAATAGTTTATCAATCATTATAAGAGTACAGTAATCATGCCAAACTTAAACGAAATCAACCCACTTCAAGACAACGAAACGGAATTAACCGAAGTAGAGCAAATCATTGAAAACAACTGTATCTATTCAACAGATGCTGAAATACTTTTAGACCTTGAACACTTTGCAAATGCAACCGCAAAAGAGTTAAGACTAACAAAAGAGTTTATGAAAGGTTTAATCGAACTATTAGAACTTTCAGAAAACGGAACGGCTATTATAGCAAAAAACAATATTATCAAATTTTTAAAAACTAAGTAAGATGAAAACAACACCCGAAATAGCAAAAGCAATCGATTTAAAGCGGTTTCTCTCAATAGTTGAAGATTTGCCTAAAATTGACGTAAAACGAGCTATAAACCTATCAGATTTTGATTTGCCGGTAATGGAAAACGAAACTAAAACAATTAAGAAACTATTAAACAATTAGGAATTATGACAAAAATTTATCAAGTATATACAAATTTAAGCCTTGAAATAAAGGAAGTTGAGTGTTTAAGAATTACAGACAATTCATATTGGACTATGAATAATAGAAGAAATCATTTAGATACAAACTATTTAAAAAGTTTTTTAAATAAAGAAGATGCAATTAGTTATTTGAGAGGTAAATTAAACGCTAAAATTTATTCTTTAAAATCAACTTGTGAATATTACGAAAACGAATTATCAAAGTTTAAATCTTTATACGAACAACCATGCGAAACAAAATAGAACAACTTATCCTTAAACTGTCCGAATCAGTTACCGGAATTATCATCATGGGAATCGTCGCTTTAATCGTGCTTAATATTATCTTTATAGGAATTACTAAAAACTAAAATTATGGAAAATAAATTTTATGTAGGTCAGGAAGTGGTCGCAATATCAGACCATTCACAAGGTTACTTTAAAAAAGGTGATGAATTTATAATTAAATCAATTTCTAATACAGAATGTTGCGGTATTTGTGTTTTAGGTATAGGAATTGATACGGGATATAATTCAATGAATTGTACTTGTGGTTGTTTAACAAATTGTGCTAATATGTTTTCGTCAAAACGTTTTAATCCAAAACAACACCTTTCAAATACAACTTACAACGAGGTTATGGAATGGATTAAAAAAGGTAATGAAATATCTATTTTAAACTAATGAAGTATAGCGAAGAGCAGAAACACCGTTTAAAAGGATTAGATTCATTAATGGATTTGAAAATTAAAGTAGGTAAACAAATGGGAATAGCTCAAAGGAATTTCAATATTGTAGGTGACTTTGTAGTTATTGCATCAAAACTAAACAGATATAAGAAATGAAACAAGCGATTAAGGTACTCGAAAAAAGAATTGAACTTCTTAATAAAGAATGGGATAAAAAAAACAAACAATTTGATGAATGCGAAATGAATAGTGAATATGCATTTTTACAAAATGATTTAGCAAATATTGAATTAGAAATAATTGAACTTCAAAATGCTATTAAAATATTAAATGAAAATGTAAACTAAATTATTTATGAAACCAACACTAAAAGAATACCACAACGCCTTAGAAACTATCAAGCGTTACGAAAATCCAACGAAAACACCCGTAAAAGAATGGATTGCTTTAAAGAAACCCTCAAAACGTTTAGCGAATATCTTAATCGAAAATTTTGAGTTTATAGAAGACGTGGATAAAGACTCGTTATTGAGTTGCAGAAATGCGGGTAAGAAATCATTTTGGGAGTTAATACAAAATAGTGAGGTATGAAAATAACAGATAAGATTGAATTGTACAACTGCGATAATATGGATTTGATGGCTAAATATCCTGATAATTATTTTGATTTGGCAATTGTTGACCCGCCTTACGGGATTGGAAATAGACTTGTAGATGGTGGAGGCAAAGATATCATGAAAAAATACAAAGAAAGTTTTAAGGAAAAGAAATGGGATGATGAAATTCCAAGACCTGAATATTTTAAGGAATTAATGAGAGTGTCTAAAAACCAAATAATTTGGGGTGGAAATTATTTTCC